AGCCAGAGACAGGGAGTTCTGGATGATATGGTGGCAAATAAAGTGCGAACGCCGTATTGCAGGGCTTTTAAACCTGAAACACCGCTAATTGAATTTGCAATTTCAGGTATTGCAACATTAAAAGGCATTTGCTGACCTGGCTGTATTACAACATTACCAATGTTTATAGGCTTGTCTGATGTGTTTTTATATTCAACTAATTCAGGTTTATATGTTTGTCTTTTTTCACCACCATAAAGCGCTGCATATTGTTGCTCTGAAGGTAGTAATTTTATTAAAGATTTTTGTGCTTCTGGTATATTCATTTGATCTATTGTTGCGTTTAGCTCAGATTGCATCTCTGCTTGTTGCCTCGCTTGCTGTCTTCGTACAATACCAGCATCTGCATCTCGACCTGCAAAAGCTTGTCCCACTCTCATTAATGTCTCAGATATACCAGCACCTCTAGCCTTTCTTCTTTCTGCTTCGTATTGATCTATTTGCTGTTGCGTCATTCCAGATAATTTTTCTTGTGGTAATACATCAAAGCCACCACGCTCCGCCATTCTGTTGCCGTATCTAGTAAACCTAGGAACTTCTGCTTGAGGCCTTTCTATTTGCATTTGTTGCAAACTTTCCAATAATTTTTCTTCTGGAGTTTTTACTTTTTGTTCTGTAAATGTAGGTAAATTTAATATTGCCATAATTTTATGTTAACGCTCCTATTTCTCCAGTACCATACAAAAATTTACCAAGATCTTCTAAGCTTGCTGCTTTGTAAGATTCTGTACCAGTACTACCCATAAGCTTTGGCATCATGCCTAAACCTTGGCCAAGTAATCCTAACTGATATGCTGGGTATTGTTGTTGTCTCATAAACTCGCTGAAGTCAAAGTCTCTGCCTTGTTGCTCTAGTCCTCTAGCCAAACCACCGTAACCACCAAGTAATCCTAGTGCTTGCTGTTGCCCGCCTAATAAACCACCTAATAAGCCAGCTTGTTGCTGTCTACCTCTAAGTTCTAATTCTGGTGCAAGCATAGCCATTTGTTGTTGTCTTGCTAAGTCAGACTCCATTGCGCCCAGCGCCTGCCCGTATCCTCTGTCTCTTATGTCGGCAACTGTTCTAGCCTCTTGTTCTATTAAAGGTCTTAATGCTTCTTGCTCGTATATAGTTCCTCTTGAACCACCAAAAGCACCAGATCGCATTGCTACATCTTGCGCTTGCTGTTGTTGTAAGTCTCTACGTCTAGCGAAGTCTTGTTCTGTTAGGTCTATAACTTGTTGCTGATAAGGTGATTGATATGCACCAATATCCATATCTAATAAAGATGGAACATCGCCTAATTGTGGAGCTTGTTGACCAGCTAATTGTTGTAACTGCGCTGTAGGATCAAAACCACCAAAAGCACTACCAAATAAGCTTTGAATGCTTGCGCCCATCTGTTGTTCTTCTGGGGACATACCAGCAAACCTATCTCCAGTATATCCTTGAAATGGCATATCAGCAGCTTCTTTTGCTCTACCATAGTAATCTTTAAATAAGTCCATCTGCCAATCTGGCATTGTGGTTTGTTGTTGTGTTCTGCTTTTTCCTTTACTCATAAATCTTTTCTAATTAAATGTTCTGTTACAAATCCAAGATGTTTAAGCTTTCTTGTCCATCCTTTTCTGCCACCACCGTAAAGTCTTTTGACTCCACATTTCTTTGCGTACTCTTCTATGTGTGGCAACATCGCCTCTAACTCTTTATAGTCACCACCACAAAAAAGTAAATTCATTGCGGTGTGCTGTGGAAATACTACAAACTCTGTTACAAATGCTGCGTTATTGCTAGCCCAAAGTAAGAATATTCCTTCTCTTATTTTATCTTCTATGTCATCAATTGTATAGGCATCTTGATGTTTAACCGCTTTTGCTATAAGAGGTTTAGTTCTTATCCATTCCTCTTGCCAACTTTCTTTAATCGCCTTTTGCATATTCTACTAGGCTTACTACTATGTTTAGATTGGTATGGTTAGCTTGTGCCTTTAATATTTCACCAGCTTTTAATACTAAGTCTCTGGTTAATAATTCATCTGTTGCGTGTGCGGTTATGTTGTGTTCTTTAAATATATGAAACACGTTTGATCCAGAGGTTATAGATAAGTCTACGTTTGTTTGTTGGTTGCCATGGTCGCATACTAAAATGGATTCTATAATTGCAAAATCAAACTCATCACCTGATGGTGCTGTATATATAGTAGTTAAGTTAGTAGTGTTTAAATCTACCTTTGCATTAGTAACCTGTTGTATGTACTGGCTTTTGCTTTCTGGTGATATCATCTTCTACCTCTTGGTTTGCCATCTACTCTTATTTTACCAACTTGGAAATCTTGAGTTAGTGATCCTGTTACTTTCATAGATACTTGTCTTGCACTAAACCTTGCATCTGTATAACCGTCTGTTTCAAAAGTGAAGTTACCGAAATCTGTTTCTGCGCCAAGTGGTGTGAACTTACCTTTAAATCCTACTGTGATACCTGGTAATGTTGCTGCTTCTTCATCTGGAATAATCTGATTAACTTGTACCACTCTATCGCCATTGCCTATTTCTATGGGTGCGCTTTCACAAAACGGTACTTGCGTTCCTATGCCTGGTGAATCAAATAAAACTCTTTTGTCATGCTCATACACATTACCGCTTGAATCACATGATAACGGATAATCAAATACACCTTGGTCTACCCAACAACCTCTATCCATTGATCCTATTGACCATACATTATCTAAGTAATTCCAAATAACATATTTGTTTGGTGTTGATTGGTAATCATCGCCAACTGGGAAGAACCACCAAATCTCATTGAAGTCTATGTTGTGTGTACCAAAAGTATTCTCTTGGTTGCTAACTCTTATGTTGTCAAAGATAAAATCATGTACGTCTGATTTAAGTTCTCTTAGCTTACCATCAAATGTAAAGAATGAATTTTCACCTATCCAAGATAAAAAGCTACCAGATGATGCTATTGCTCTTGGACTGATTGCTTTACAACTTACACCAGCATCTTGTATTCCATATACAAATGGTGAGCCTACATAATAAAGTCTATTAATACCAACATCTGTAAATATAATAATATCGTTCTGCCATTTAACTGCGTATAAAGCTCTACCGCCTGTTGGTATTTGCAGATCACCTGCTGTATTTCTAGCAGTAGATGTCCAGTTAGTGTTATCTTCTCTATCTGACCAAGATACTCTTCTTGGATCTGTGTATGATCCTATGGCTATTAAATGTCTTTCATTGCTAACTATAATAGCTTGACAGCCTATTGGAGAATTACTAATTTGTGTAGCTATAGTGTCTGGTGAACCTGAGCCTGCATTTGGCCTCCATTGGTATATCTTACCGTCACTAGAACAACAGAAGACTAAATGCTCTCCCCAGTTATCAAATGAAAAATGATCTACTTTTAATGCAAGTGTAGATGCTGACCTGGCAACTCCATAATTCTCTTCGTCATAATCGTATGTACCGTAACCAGTTGAAGTGTTGACAGAATCACCCACAAAACCTGATGGTGTTATATCTATCCAAGCATCTTCATAAAATACATAAACTTTTGTTCTTGTACCAACTGCTAAAACTTTTTCTCCGTCATTGGTTCTATAAGAATACATAGCTATTGGTGTACCTGCTAAGGTAGTGTTTTCAAAGTTTGTCCAACCACCAATAGGTTTTAGATAACCGTTTTCAAAACGTACTAAATCACCATCTACCCAACGTCCTTTGTTGGCATAGTCAGTACCGTTTTTTACTATTCCTGCGGGTGGTGTGATTGGGTATAGGGCCATTGTCAGCTCCTATACTGTACGTTTCCACATATAAGCAACTATGTAGGGTTGTAAGTTGTTATGCGCTTGTCCACCGCCTGTTGAACTTGAAGTGTAATCAACACCGCCTGTTGGTGTTCTGTTTTCTAATGCACCTGGTGCAGAGCCACCAGATGCAACGCCTATTGTTGTAGTATGCGTATGTGATGGTATTTCGCTAGTTGTCAATGTATGAGTTTTAGCACCGCCAGTCTCTTCTGCTGTATCAAAATCTGTGTCACTAGAATCTAAACCAACTATAACTTTACCAGCTCCAAAAGCTACCCAAGTACCAAAGCCAAGCAATGTTGCTGGATTGGTGCTTACACTTGCGTTGATATAAATAGATCCAACTGGATATACCTTTTCTAGTACGTTAGTACCATTAATCTGTAGCTCGCCACCAGTAGTATTTACATTACCACTAGCAGTTACAGTAGTTCCTGTTATTGTAGTTGCTGCAACAGTTGAGGCTGTAGTAGCACCGATAGCAGTACCATCTATTGCGCCACCGTTTATATCTACTGTAGCTAATGTAGCTAAACCAGTTGTTGATAAAGTAGTAAACGCCCCAGTTGATGCTGAATTTGCACCGATTGGAGATCCATCAATTGCACCGCCATTTACATCAATAGTTGTAAAAGATGCTGTACCAGTAGAGGTTAATGTTCCTGCTACTGTTAAGGTTTTACTGCTACCAATATTTAAACCAACGCCAGTACCGTTACCAGCGTCTGCAAAGATATTATCAATTAAATCTAAATCGTTGTTTAATCTTGTTCCCCACTCGTTAGTAGCGCCTCCTACTTGTGGTTTTCTAAGGTTTAAATTAGTGGTATAGGTATCTGCCATGATGCTTACTTCTTAAATTTGGATTTTATTAACTCAATCCATTCTGGTTTCTTTTTATATATTATAAACAATATTACGCCTGTTACGACAATTATCTGTATTAAGCTTTCCATATTAAGATCCTATAGTTTTTGTTTCAGTGGTAGGTGTTATCTCTTCAGCTATTTTAGAGTCTAAAGCAGACTTTAAGTTTGCTACTTCCTCTTCACCCATAATGCCCTCAACCCAACCAGTAACCACTGCATTGGTTAAGTCTGCAAAAGGTATAAAGTCAGAACCAATATCATCAAGTGATAATGACTGAGTGCCATAAACACTAGCTGTATATGGTACTTCTTGACCATCTACTTCGTGTGTCTCGCTGCTCTCAGCGTTTAATCTCCAATGCACATTGTAAACTGTGTCACTGTGTTCTTCGTATGTGGGATAAACGTCTACTGTTTTGCAATCCCATGTGTATGTATTACTCATATTATTCTCCTGTTTGACTATCTAAAAATGTTTGATAGTTTGCTTTTATTTCATCAGTCCATACAGCATTGCAAATTGCTTGTACTTCGTCTGATTCGTTAATTATATCATCTGTGCATTGTAATACGTGTCTATGAAAAGACCTACTAAGCTCCTCACCATCTTCTTTGATGACTGTAGCTGTTCTTACTTGTACAGTTTTGTAGTCTCCTACAACTTCTATTTTATCTTCTATTAATTCTTTTGTTATTGCCATTCTATTTTCTCCTTTTGTCCGTACCTAGAATCCACTAGGTATATTAGTTAAATTGTTCGTCCATTCATGTGTTATTCTATGTTTCCTTTTAGTCCGTCTTAAGAGTCCACTTTAGATAATTAGGTTACTTGATATGTAATCGTGAACATTCCGCGATTTAAGTCTACTGTTCCGCTTCTAAATCCATTGTTGTCGCTATTTAAAAAGTAACCAGTTGATGCACTCATAACCCAAGTTGTGTAACTTGCGTTTGTGGATGTTCCGTATCCAATGCTTCCGGAATACCATGTTGACGCACCGGCAAAAGGAAACCCAGTGATAATTGCATTAGTGCCATCAGTAACTGCACTGTAATCAATAGCACTTAAATAGAAACTTACAGTCACCATGCGACCTACTTTTGTATAACGAGCCTCGCCAGACACTGTTATTGTTGCATTGTTTGTAGACCCATCTCTTTTTAATACTGGAGTCCAAGTACCTTCTTCATAATCGTCAAGTTTGTTAGCAGCACCTGTACCGCCTAGCTGAACACCGCCTGAAAGGTAGAGGTCTTTGAATCTTCCACCTGCCAGACCTAAATCAATAACTGCATCTCTAGCACCACCACTACTATTAGCAGGATATATCCTATCTGACGCACCTTGAAAGGTTAAGAACGTATCATCATTGCCGATAAATAAACGACTAGCAACAGTACCAATAGTACCAACTGTTGTGCTGTCTTTGCGGAATAAAACAATATTACCATCAGATGTTTTACGATTAAAAACCCCTGCATAGTCACCGTCAACACAGCCACCTATTTGACCATTGGCTCTTATCAAGCCACCAACAGTGTCAATAGAGTTAGCAGTCTTACCCACCAACAGATTCCCCGAGGCATCCAGTCTCATGCGTTCTGTATTATTAGTTCTTATTTCTAAATCATGGTTTGTAGTTGTTCCAAATATTCCTCTATCGCTATAAGCAATTATTGTTTTAATAGAATTACCTGTAACTGCAAAACCACCACCTGCAACTTCTAACTTAGCACTTGGCGAAGTTGTGCCTATGCCAATATTGCCATTAGAGCCTTCAATAAACATAGCTGT